AAGAACAAGGCAATGCTACTTGCGACGATGAGCACCGGTCAGCTAATTGCTGCGACCCGTGCAAAATCGGCCAGTCTATTCACATCGATTACAGCACTTGGAAGTAATACAGCAGCGACGCTTGCCAACGCCAGCGCGAAGGGTATCCTTGCTGGAGCGGCCAGCGCTGCTATCGCACCAGCTCTCGCGCTGAACGCTGCCCTCGGCCCCATCGGTCTGATCGCGTTAGCAGCTGCCGGAGGTCTCGCAGCACTTACAGCAATCGCAGGTGGCGACCTACTCGGAGCTGGCGATGAGGCCGCTGCTGTGCTCGGATTCTTCGGTGAGAAAGCCGCGACAGCGTGGGCGATCACTCAGGAAGGGATCGGTATCTTATATGAACTAACGCGAATAGGTGCAACTGTTGCCGGTTTGTCACTTGTAGCTCCCTTCGCTGGGCTTCTGAAGCTTCCCGAGGTACCAGGTATGATCCGGTCAACGATCCCTGAGGCGAAGGCAGCTGCTGCGGAACTTCCGGCGGAGGTCATTGCCGGGCTGAACAGTATGGGTCGAGCGAAGTATCTCGTCCCGGTGATCGGCCCGCTGATGGGCCTACACGATCTGATTACTGGCGTCGGCCCAGAGGCTAAGCAGGCTGCTGCCCAGCTCCCGGCACAAGTGATCGCTGGGCTCGACAGCCTCGGGCCAGCGCAGTATGCTTTGCCTGTGATCGGGCCCATATTGGCCATCCGTGATGGTATTGACCGTTTCGGACCGGAAGCGAAAGAAGCGGCTGCCCAGCTTCCTACCCAACTGATAGCTGGGCTGAATAGTATGGGTCGGCGGAGGTACATCGCCCCGGTGATCGGCCCACTGCTGGGCCTACACGGTCTGATTACCGGCGTCGGCCCGGAGACGAAAGAAGCCGCTGCCCAGCTTCCGGCGGAGGTCATTGCCGGGCTGAACAGTATAAGCCCCGCTCGATACGCGCTCCCTGTGATCGGCCCACTGCTGGGCCTACACGGTCTGATCACCGGCGTCGGGCCGGAGGCTAAGCAGGCTGCTGCCCAAATCCCGGCACAAGTGATCGCTGGGCTCGACAACATGGGCCCCGCTCAATATCTTATCCCTATTCTTGAGCCAATATTGGCAGCCCGCGACGCCCTCACGAATCCAGATGAGTGGGTATCGGCGGGCCAGCGAATCCCGATGATGCTTGCAGAGGGGATCGGGAAGGCGGCCAGTGCCCCTGTAGACGAAATAGCCGGGATAACCGGTCAGATCGGCGAATACCTCCCGTCAAGTGATGCTGAGCGCGGTGAATTCAGCACGCTGTCCAAGCGAGGGCCGACAGTCGTGGATATGCTCGCGACGGGCATCGAGTCGGAGGCCCCAGTGCTCACGTCGACGCTGGAGAACGTCTTCAACGCTACCTCGCTCGGAGTCGGTGCGGGCTCAGCTGTGGTCGCTGATCAGTCGTTAGCCAGCGGCGGCACTGGCGGCCCGAGCAGCCGTCGTCCTGCACGGAGCAGACAGGACGAACCGCGGATCACCATCACCTTGGAACAGACCAACGAACTCGTCGGCGCGTCTGACCAGGAGGACATCCGTCAGGATGTCCGCGAGGCGACTCGTTCTGGAGGCCGCGATGCCCTCGCCGAGCTCGAGCTACTCCTGCGACAGACCCTCGCGGAGGTACAATAGATGGCGTTCCGTCCAAACGGGCTCCGGACCACCATCTCCGGTGCAGAGGAAGGCAGCGCCCTCTCCGGAACTGTCACCATCGATAACATCGTCCTCTCGGGCGTCACTCGCGTCGAGGGCTCTGGGGGTTGGAACGCGCCGAGCAAGCGGACGGAGCAAGGCTTCCAGTACGACTCCTACGTCGCGGCCGAACCACTCGAAGCGCAGGTCGAAGCTTGGATGACAGATTCCGGACTCCGCCAACTACAGCAACTGCGAGAGTCCTCTGAGCCTTTTTCCGCGTCGGTAGATCGCGTCTCAGTCACCCGCGCGAAACTCGAGAACCTCTCGGTCGTGCGCGAAGGCGGGACTGATTCCCACCGGAAGGTGACGATCCAGCTGGCAGAAGTCCGAGAGGCCTCTGTTGGAACGACCGAGATCTCCATCTCCACTCCGAGTGGGGATATGGGGACATCGGCCGAAGACGCTTCGAAATCCACCGCGCAGTCCCAGGATGATAATACTGGGAACACTGACGAGACGACGAATGAGAACGGCGTCGTTGGATTCCTCTCCGACGTCCGAGAAGGCCTCTCGGAGGTACTCTGACCATGGGCGAGATCATCCCGATCCCAACGCGGCGCGCCAAAGAGCGCCGCCCCATCCACCTGGAGTTCATCCCACAGGCCTTCCCCGGCCAGCGTTTTGCTGTCCGCCTTGAGTACAACGGCGCCACCGAGCGCTGGACCGTCGAGTTCGAGCACGTCTCCCGGGACTACCGGATTACGAAGGGGATCGCGAGCCCGTACCGACCCTACGAGTACCTCCCGTACCTGGTGTTCTACTTCGCGGACCCATCCGGGCGCTCCACCGAGATCACGCCGGACAACCTCGGTGACGACGTCAAGCTGTTCGTCGTGCCTGGTGAGTCCGGGAAGGCACCGGAGGAGGACGCATGACCGACGTCTGGACCCAGGTCCGACGCGTCGAGGCCGGCTCGGTCTCCCTCGACGGGCTCGATCTCGACATCACGGTCCGCAAGCCAAAGAAGGATCCTCTCGAGTTCGACGTCCGCACCTGGAACCTTGCCGGCGAGACGTGGGGGAAGATCGAGATGGGCGATCTCTGCCGGATCCGGCTCGGCTGGGAAGAGGCCGACGTCGAGACCGTCATGCTCGGGAAGATCGAGCACGCGAAGCCGTCCGAGGACGGTGGCGACACGCAGTACCGCCTCAAGCGCGTCGACAAGTCCGAGGCGGCGACGAAGGCCCGGATCTCAGGGAACTGGCGGAACCGTCGTCCCGACCAGATCGCTGCGGACATCGCGAGCAAACTCGGGCTGTCGCCGGTCACGGAGTCGACCGGCGTCCCGATCTCCGGGACCTGGTCGGCGACGCGCGACCAGAAGGCCCGCGCCTGGCTCGACGAGCTGCTCGATTATGCGGCGCAGCAGACGGACGAGCCCTGGGAGTGGTTCGCGATCCGTGGGCGCCTCCACTTCGTCCCGCAGTCGGTGGAGACGGTGGACGCCCCGCGGCTCGCCTACGAGAACACCCTCCTCTCGCTGAAGAAGAAGTCGTCGTCCGACGACGAGGCCGAAGGCACGCTCGAGTTCGAGGCGATGCTGGAGCCGCAGATCAAGAAGGGCGCTGCCGTGTACGTCGCGACCGACCAGCACGAGGGTGCCTACCGGGTCAACGAGTACGAGTTCAAGTCCTCGACCGAGACCGGCGACCACACAGTTCGCGGGACGATCACGCCGCTCGAAGCCGAGTACTCGGTGGAACCGTTGACCTACGCCGGCGCGGCGACGCTCACGAGGTAACCATGCCAGGAGACACCCCTGACGGATCGGATTCGACGGACGGGCTGAACATCGTCGCGACGCTCCGGGAGTTCGTCGACGAGGAGGTCCGCGGCATCTACACGGTCTCGACCGTCCTCGTCGAGGCCGTCGACGAGGCCAGCCGGCGCGCCGAGGTGTCGCTGAAGGCCGACCGGGAGGTCATCGTCGACAACATCCCGATCGCCTCGCCGTACGCCGGCGATGGCTACGGCATGATCACGCCGGTCCTTGAGGGCGATGAAGGACTCTTGCTCCACGCTCGGGAGCCGCTGGAGAAGCAGCTGGCCTCGAGCGGACACGTCGCCCCTGAGGGCGAGCGCCGGTTCACGCTGGAGGCCGGCGTCCTCCTGCCGATGCTATGGCTCGACGACATGGATGTCCCCGACCACGAGGTGGGGGAGTTCCAGATCGCCGTCCAAGATGACGGGAGTGTCCTGCGGATGTTCCCCGATGGGCGCGTTCGGGTTGAACACTCGACTGGTAACGTCGTCGCGATGAACGCCGACGGCTCGATCGTCCTGGGGGACGAGGCCTCGGCCAAGGCAGTGCTCAACGAGGACGCCGTGATCGAGTACCAGCAGCGCGTCGACACCTCGGACGGGACCGGGGGCACCCGGACGACGGAAGCGACGATCAAGGATCCCGGAACCAGCGACCTGAAATCCTCATGAGATGATGCCATGAACTTCAAACGAACGCTACGAGTAACGCCGGAGGGCGACATCGCCACTCCGAACAAGGAAGCCGAGTTCATCGGCGGCGCCGAGGGCGTTGTCCAAGAGCTGAAGATCCTCCTGGAGACGATCCGGGGCGAGGACCCCTTCGCCCCGAACCATGGGCTCCGAATCTTCGAGGCGGTCGGCAGCTCCGACGAGATCCTCGAGCGCGAGATCCGGGACGCACTCTCCCAAGATGATCGCGTCGCCTCGATCGACGCGGTCGATATCGACCGGGAGACGGATGCTGCCCGGATCGCCGAGGTCTCGGTTGCCGTCACACTCGTCGACCAGACGCAGCTACAGATCCCGGCGGAGGTGGGATAGATGGCCAGTGACTACGGTGTCCAAGACGACGGGGCGTTCCGCCGGAAGCACGTCGACACCATCCGCGAGGACCTGAAACGCCTCTTCAAGAACGAACTCGGCGAGGACATCGAACTCCGGCCGAACTCTCCCCTGACCCAGATCATCGACGCCGCAGCGATCGAGCTCGCCCGGCAGTGGCAGGCATCGGAGGACGCCTACTACGCGTCCTTCTACCAGGAAGCCGAGGGAGAGGAGCTTGACAAGCACCTCGCACTCGCGGGCTACCAGCGGAAACGCCTCCGCCCCGCGACCGGCGAGGTCGAGTTCTCCTGCTCGGATCCGGCGCCGAACGACATCCCCATCCCAGAGGGGACAGTCGTCACGACGACCCGGACGCAGACCCGACCGCGGATCCCGTTCGAGACCACGCAGGACACGGAGATCCCCGCCGGGGAGACGTCGGCGACGGCGCCGATCAAGGCGCTGAAGCCGTGGCAGACCGAACTCGATATCAAGTGGCTCGGCGAAGAGACGAATGTCGCAGCTGACACGATCACGCGGTTCGAGAACGCGATCGCCGGTGTCGACGCGGTCACCAACCCCGATTCGACGGGCGACACCTCACTCGGTTACGTCGAGGGCCGTGACCGGGAGACGGATCCCGAGTTCCGCCTCCGCTACGAAAACAGCCTGGCCCAGGGCGGCGTCTCGACCGTCGACGCGATCCGGGGGTCGCTGCTCAACGAGTCCGACGACCTTGAAGAAACGGTCCAACTGGTCGGGAAAGATGCCCTGCCAGACCGCGACCGCCTCACACTGGAAATAGGGGACATGCTCAAGGAGTTCTACCTGCAGCAGAACGCCTTCGACCCTGTGGACCAGTACTCATCCCCACAGAAGACCTTCGACATCCTCCAAGTAATCCTGGACTGGGCGGACCACTCCTACGACGCACTGGAGGATGGCGCGCTAGTCGAAGACCTTGTTTCCCTAGACTCAAGGACGGAAATCGGACGCGTGAACACCGCGGAGAACCACCAAGAAAAGCTCGGACAGGTCAGAGAAATCATGGAGGAGGAGTTCAGACAGGTGGTTCCGCAGTGAACCAGGCTTCAATCTCTGTGAGGTCTGAAACGGTACAATGAC